TTTAAGGAAATATTATGGAAGACTTTTTTTGGCTCAATGATGACTCACGCACTTTTCTCAGTCGTGGGTACATCGATGGCGGTAAGACCGCCGAAGAACGTATTAGAGATATCGCAGAAGCTGCGGCAGATATTTTAAATGATTATGACTTTGCAGATAAGTTCTGCACATATATGGCAAGAGGTTATTACTCTTTGTCTAGTCCGGTATGGTCAAACTTTGGTACACAAAAAGGTTTACCTATCTCGTGTAATGGAGTTTATGTAGAAGATCGTATGGAATCGATCTTAGGCAAAACTGCTGAGGTTGGTATGCAAACAAAAATGGGTGCTGGTACATCAGCTTACCTTGGTTCACTTCGCTCTCGTGGAGCTGCAATCAATACAGGCGGTACGGCAGACGGTCCAGTCCATTTTGCAAATCTACTTGAAACGACAGTAGATATTATTGCACAGGGTAATGTGAGACGAGGATCTTGTGCTGTATATCTAGATATCGAATCACCAGACATTTTAGAGTTTTTAGATACACGAGAAGAAGGTTCTACTATTCAGAATCTATCGCTCGGAGTTACTATAGGTGATGAGTGGATGCAATCGATGATTGATGGAGATGCAGACAAACGAACTATATGGGCAAGAGTCCTACGTAAACGTCGTGAGTCTGGTTATCCATATTTGTTTTTCAAAGATACAGTAAACAACAACAAGCCTCAAGTACTCAAAGATAAAGAACGTACAATATGGGCATCTAATCTCTGTTCCGAGATTGCATTACCATCAGCACAAGACGAATCATTTGTTTGTAATCTTGCATCGATGAATCTATTGACATACGATGAATGGAAACTTACTGATGCTGTTGAGACCATGATAACATTTCTTGATGCAGTCATGACTGAATATATTCGCAAGACACGTGGTATTCAATTCATGGAATCGTCACACAACTTTGCCGTACGTTGGAGAGCATTAGGTTTAGGTCAATTAGGTTGGCATTCATATCTACAATCAAAGGGCATTGCATTTGAATCATTTGATGCTATGTTACTTAATACACAAATATCAAAAGAAATAAAAGAACGATCAGTCAAAGCATCGCAAGAACTTGCAGAGAAGTATGGTGAGCCCGACGGTATGAAAGGATACGGCCTGAGGAACCTCACGGTTGCCGCCATTGCGCCCACAACATCGTCATCTTTTATCCTAGGTCAAGTGTCACCTTCGATTGAACCACTTGCGTCTAATTACTTTACAAAGGATTTAGCAAAGGGTAAATTCACATATCGTAACCCATATCTCAAAGATGTACTAGTAAAGTATGAACAAGATAATGAAGAAGTATGGGTATCAATTCTCAAGCGTGGTGGCTCAGTCCAGCATCTTGACTTTCTAACTGAAGATGAGAAAAATGTATTCAAAACATTCTCAGAAATATCACCACTAATTATTGTACAACAAGCAGCTGCTCGGCAAAAACACATTGATCAGGCACAGTCTCTCAATATATTAATTCATCCAGACGTATCAGCAAAAGACGTAAACGCATTGCTTATCGAAGGATGGAAACTAGGTGTGAAGACTTTTTATTATCAACGATCAGCTAATCCCGCACAGGAGCTAGTTCGTGATATCATGAACTGTGCCGCGTGTGAGGCATAGACCTTGGCAAAAAGAAATTATGACATTGAGTGTCCCGTCTGTGACGGCCGAACAGTAATAGAAGTATTAAATTCAGATGACGAACCAGAACATTGCCCGCTATGTGGTGCGCCTATTGACCTCGATGAGGAATACTTTGATGAGGAATAAATAGATGCATGTGGTATTACAAAGATAAAGAATTTAATCCGGCTCATGATGAACTTTCATTATGGGTCGGTTTCGTTTATGAGATTGAAGATAAAACTAATGGTAAGAAATACATTGGTAAGAAAACATTATGGTCCAAACGTAGACTGCCACCTCTCAAAGGTAAGAAGCGTAAGAGAATACAAATAAAGGAATCTGACTGGAAAGATTACTATGGAAGTAATGAAAAAGTAAAAGGTTTAGTCGAAGATCATGGCGGCGACAGGTTCATTCGAACAGTATTGCGATTATGCAAGACTAAAGGTGAATTATCATATTATGAAGCAAAAGAACAATTCGATAGAGATGTTCTACTTGATCCCATGTATTATAATGAGTTCATAGGTCTGAAGGTCCACTCGAAACATCTAGGAGATATCGATGGACGACGAAGAGAGAAAGTTTGCGAATGAGTTACATTACGCAGTCAAAGGACATTTAATAAATCCACTATATAATGATAATGTAGTAAGACAAATAAAAGATTCTTATCTTAAAAGACTATGGGGAAACCACGAAAGAATGGTTTATTGCAGAGAACATTTTGAAAAAGCATGGGCTAATCGGCATGTGATATAAATGTCACACTTTTGCTAAAATATAAAAAAAATGCGCAAAACAGCAAAATAACTGTGTACATTCGATATGAATTAGTGTAGTATATAATTATAGATTAAATAATGAAGGATGTGAAAATGAAAGTTACAGTTATACATATGGCTCACCCGGCTGATACAGAATCAGAATCAGTAAGAGTTGCAGAAGTTACAATTCCTGCACATATTACAACTGAGTCAGCAGCATGTGAATATGCTTACAGATGGACACAAAACATTATGGGTTCATGGAGCAAAAAGTTCTACGAAAATCCTGATAACAATGACGACGTTAAAGTTCTTGCACCTTTACATGAGATTGACGGTGAACTATACGGTTTACGTTCTTCTATGATGGGAGATCATTTCATCGTACATAGTGACAATGCTTGGTCACATAACGAAATCGGTCAAGTGTACGAGTGTGCTATGATGGGATTCGAATTCATGTACGAAATGACTCTAGTTGATTTCTTAAAAGAAAGGGAGGCAGCATAATGGGTGTGTGGAGTGTTAAAGCATCAAATGCTCGAGGTGGATTATACCTCGAGACATTCAATTGTCCTTACGAAGCGGATGCAAAGCATTCAAATCTTTGGACTGAACGAAACAGTGATGGACAACTAAAGTGGTCTATGGTTTCAACAAAACGCGTTATGGAAGCGTGGGCGAACAAAGAAAATGTTCGCACTAACATTAGCAAAGAGAGGATGTTGGATTATGGCACCTTTGATTGAAGACGATGGTTTTATTACAGTTCACCCTCCAATAGAAGGAACATATTATTATGATGGAAAACTCTACAATGTGGACATTGATTCACGGGACCGACGCCACGGAGGTCCTTTTGATCGTGGCATGGCTGATAGCTATTACAGGCGTGGCCGTTTTCCTCATTTGTATACTGGTGCTACTGGCCAGTCAGAACTCATCGACGAAGAACAAATGAATGAAGCTGAACTGAATGCATATCATGCAGGATTTTCTTATAATGAGAAAGTGGAACAAGACTACAAGGATTGGTAATGATATTACTTGATTATAACGCCATTGCGATCGGCAATGTTGCGGTACAAAAGTTGGCGGCAGACGAAGGTCTGATCCGCCACATGATACTTAATTCTATTCGTATGTATCGACAGAAGTTTCACAAAGAATATGGTGAGATGGTTGTCGTTGCAGACGGTATGAACAATTGGCGCAAAGAAGCTTTTCCTCAATACAAAGCATCACGTAGAAAGAAACGTGATGAGTCTACTATTGATTGGAATGAAGTCTTTCGTATTATTAATTTAGTACGAGAAGAGATACAAGAAAACTTTCCTTATAAAGTTATGCACGAAGATGGCTGTGAAGCTGACGACGTGATTGCACAGCTCGCACTCGAGACTCAAGAGTTCGGTAAGCATGAACCTGTTATGATAGTCTCAGCCGATGGCGACTTCAAACAATTACAAGTTCACAAAAATGTAAAACAGTTTTCACCTCTACTTAAGAAGTTTGTTGTAGAACCTAATCCTCGTACGTATCTTGCTGAGCACATTCTCAAAGGTGATACAGGAGATGGTGTACCAAATGTATTATCTGATGATAATGTTTTTATAGACGGCAGAAGACAAGGTATATTATCCGCCAAAAAGAAAGCGGCGTTACTGGATGATCCACGCGCTCTTGGTGATGAAATATACCGCAATTATCAGAGGAATCAGCAATTGATCGATCTGACAAATTGTCCAGAAGTTGTAAAAGAAAGTATTATAAATAATTTTGAACAGCAGGATCCATGGGGCAATAGGCCTAAAGTGTTTCCTTATCTAGTTCAAAAACGATGTAAATTATTGATTGAATGTGTAGGAGAATTTATTTAATGAAACTTGTTCATGAAGTGTTAGAAGATGTACGTAAGAAACGAGCAAAGGCTGACAAGGTTAAAGTTTTAAAAGACAACGAAACGTGGGCTTTAAAAGACATCTTGCTTGGATCGGCTGACACAACTATTGCTTTTAACTTACCTGAAGGAGCACCTCCATATACTCCTAACAGGCCTGAAAGCACACCGTCCAATCTTCAAAAAAGAAATAAAGAATTTCGATGGTTCATAAAAGGCGGTCCAGGCGACAACCTAAAAAGCTTTGAACGACAGAAAAGATATATTCAACTTTTAGAAGGTATTCACCCCGAAGATGCTAAATTAGTTATCATGATGGTAAATAAACAAAAACCGGAAGGTGTAAGTCGACCAGTAATCGACGAAGCCTTTCCCGGATTATTACAGGACGAAGGCTAATGCGGCGATTCATTCTAACAAACTAAAACAGACCACCAAGCTCCGGCTTAGGTGGTTTTTTACTTAGGAGATAAACAAGTATGATATCAGCAAAGATCGAGAGATTAAAGAGGGATTCACGAGAGTTAGAAAATTATGTACATAAACTGGTTAACAAAGGAAAGATTGATATTGCTAACAAGGTGCGTAAACGCAAAGACTTTTTAGACTACCACATTGCTGAACTGAAAAAAGTAGGTTAGGAGGAAATTAACTGTGTACTTCTCCGTTAAATCTGTGTATAATAAATTATCGCTATTAAGCGGAGGAGTATATTATGAATATTTTTGTCCTTGATATCAATCCTGTCACAGCAGCTCAATTACAATGTGATAAACATGTTGTTAAAATGATTGTAGAGTCAGCGCAAATGTTATCTACAGCTCATCGGATGCTGGATGGCCACGTCGAAAAACGTCCGTCAAAATCTGGAAAAAGAATGATTAATTACTGGGTACATCCTAAACAAGAAATGGAAGATGTACTTTACAAAGCAGTCCACCATGGTCATCCATGTACTGTATGGACTATGGAATCAGTATACAACTATCGTTGGCATTATGATCACTTTGTTGCTTTACTAAACGAATATACTTATCGCTATGATAAAAGTCATAGTACAGAAAGACTAAAGTACTGGCTAGTAAAACCACCACAAAATATTCCACATGTACCATTCACAGAATTTAAGCTTGCAATGACACACGAACCACAATGTATGCATGAAGGTCAAACTGTTCGCTCATACAAAGAATACTATCAAACAAAAAAAGATAGATTCAATATGGTATGGACAAAGCGCGATGTACCTGAATGGTTCAACGTAGCGTGATTATATATACTTCTTTAAGGGAAATACTATGCCGATCTATA